ACCTAGTTGTTCAACTGGTAACATACGGAATGGGTCACGATAATACTGAATTACCTGACCTTGCGTTCTAGCAGTCTTGGTTAAGAAAGTTCTATTAAGACCATCGACAATAGTCTGTAGAACAGGGTCTACGGCACGATGGTAATAAAGATTAAGTTCAGCTTGCCCCGCAGTACCGTCAAGAATCTTAGAAGAAATACCAACTTGGTTATAATAGTCTTGTTGTAACTTACGTAAGTCGTCAACAAGGTTGTTCATGATATTACCACCAGTGTGAATGAATTTCTCATTCGCATCCAAAGTAGCAATACCGAACTGACTATTAGCTAGCTCTTCTTCGAGTTTCTTTTTACGGTCTTGAGCCAAAGCCTGCCTATGTTCGCTCTTAGTAGCGTATGGTACTTGAATGAAACCATTCAAACGACCTGCCACAATCGCCTTATCCTGGGAGTACATGAGATCCATCTTCTGCTCAATCAATCGAAGAGTAGCGTTCTGATCTTTAAGTAACCCAATCAAAGGAGATTCCAAGATAACCACAGATTGCTTAGATAAAGTTAGGTCTTGTTCTAAACCATTTTGATCATTATAGACCCTAACCCGAACAGCTCGAGGATACCATTGCATGATCTTACCTACTCGCATAGATAGGACGTCATAAGATCCTTCATCATTCGGTTTTGTAGTCGTATCAACGGGGACAATCGCTACAGTACCCTCTTCCAATAGTGACCAGGCCAAATCGTAAATAAATGCACGACCAGTTTGGTCAATATTAGCAGACAGTGTTAAGCAATCGATCAAACCTGACTCTACAGGGGTTTGATTACCGTCTTCTTCGTTGATCTTTAAATGTTTAAAGTCGACCATTGCGACGTCAAGAGCGATCATAGAGATAATACTATTCACCAAATCTTGACGTTTGAAATTGTAACCACGAAGCGCACTTGTCGATCGTCCCCAACCAGAGCCGGAAACTAATGACTCATCATAGTCGAGCCCGTTGCGGGTTGACATGAATGCGTTCCATGATCCTAAGGGGTTATTTACCATCCTACAAGAATGCCTCCTTATTACGTTTATAGGCAACCCAAGCATCCATCAAAGCGGCAACGTTATCGATCTTTTCATTGCTTCGCATTTTGGAAAGTTTGTAGTTACCGTTATTGTCTTGAATTACAACAGCATTACCCATTGCGTATTTCATAAGTTCCTCGAAGAAAATAAGGTCGCGAGATGTCGCCATGTTCTTAATTTCACCTAGAGGAACAGACTCAGTTCTAACACCTTGTCGTACGACTTCGACACCGACGTCTCCATTCTCCATAGTCCAACGATCAACAAACTCAGCGGCATTATATGGGTCGTATCCAAATGAGATAACGCTCCATTCCATCTCGTCGATGTACCGCTCAACATCGTCATATACTTGTTCCCAGTCAAGATAGTTACCGGGTAGTATAATCAATGTTCCTTCTGCTTGAAGTTGGTCATACTTTTGTTGTGCAGCGGAGTTAAGACGTAGGTATTTAACTTCTGAAACGTATGACCTTGTTTGCACACCATATCTACCTCTACCAAGAGGTATGATCCAAGTGAACGCCCAGAAGTCATCACCTTGAGAAGCATCCATACCCATTGAAACTTCCATACGTCTGAAGTTCTTTCCACAGGTATTCCAAACCGTTTAGCCAGGATATCGTTCCTGTTCGCAGGAGAGTGTTCAGCCCTTCTAACATCACGTTGGTAAGCTTCATAAGAAACTGTAATACCAATGTTTGGACAAGCCTTCATCCACATGTCGGGATTGGCCACCTCTGCAAGATCATCTAAACGATAATACCAGATAGAGGTATGTGGGTCGTAGTACTGACCACGAAGGATATCAAGAAGCTCTTTCTTAATAGCATCCCCTACCGAGTCACGAACTGTACCTTCAGAGGATACGGCTAAGATAATGTAGTCGTCAATACCGTCTTTAGAAGCGGATTGTTCAAGGGCACCGATGATATCCTCTTTGATATCACCAGATAGCCACTCATCGACACTAGCATACTTGGCACGAGATCCTTGAAGTTTACTACGAGTCATAGGTTTAACCTGTAGTATAGAGTTTGTCAGTTTATTAACAATACCGTCTTTCGTAACAGCAAGTTGTGCTTGAGATTTTTGGGTACGAGCCTTATTAGAGCCTTTAGTAAGAACTCTGAATAAAGGAAACCCTTCAGTCGAGCTGGCCGCTTTTGTTATAGCTGTAGCAAATGGATACAATACCTCTTCTGCCTGAGCCATAGTTGGAGCGGTTGTTACTTGTTGTGTGGAGTTCGTGTCGATTACCAGACCATAGGCATGGTGTAGAGTTGCATAAAGTGACTTAGCGTTACCACGGGCGACAATTAGGTATTGTTTGTTTCTAAGTCTGCGCTTATGTTTAACTATTTTGAATTTTCCAGTCTGCGGGTCATAAACCTTCTCTTCCTTGATCTCAAACCAAGCTAGTAGGTCTTCTGCCCAAAGACGGAAAGTAGGCAATAGTGTCAATGGTCTACCATCAACTAGGGTCATCTCATTCTCACAGAAGTCAATAAACCCTTGGATAGCGTCGCTATCGTAATAATAATTTGGGTTGGCGATATCCGCATCGATTCGGTTCATCTGCATCGAGACCTCGCGACATACAGGAATCTCACCGCGTATTACAGCGTCTCTAAATCTACCGTACTCGACAGGAACCGCAGTGTTGCTAAATACCACTAGCTACTCCTTTTCCTTAAAGGTATTATTTACGTCTATTCTTAACGTCTTTAGCGTGTGCCGCGGCCATATCTTTAGCATGTTTACGACGTGCTTCAAGAATTTGAGCGACTTTTGTAGAAGCTTTTGCATTACGCATATAAGCATCATGATATTTTTGTTCGGCTGGATCTAAAGTTTTACCATTTCGAACACCACTTTTGATCTTCTTGATGTTATCTTCCATATTCCGATCAACCGTTTGTTTATCACGTAAAGCATCTTTAACATGTTCGTCAATTGCTTTTTTATCACCAGCATACGCAAGATCTTCGGTAAGAGCTTCCGAAGCCTCAGCAAGTGGATTCTTACGTTTTTTCCACTTCATGCCTTTTTTACCATAGTGTTGAAGTAAGTCTTCATTTGACGGTACATACACGCCATTAATAATTTCACCCATCTTAATTATCTCCATTCATTTGATCTTTAGTTAGAACCGCACGCAAATCTTTTGTCTTCCGAACACTCTCAGGTATATAAACATCAACACCGTGAATGTTAACAGATTGCGTGAAGTTCGTCATAGTAATAGGTACGTCTTTAAAGGCCTTAGCCCACTCCTGCCGTACTTTGAATTCTTCTATAGCTTTCTTGACAGCATCTTTGTTGCTCTTATCGATCTTTCGAGTTGCAACAGATGATGGCACTTTACTATAAACATCAATACCGGCAGAGATAGCTTTACCAATAAACTTAAGTCGAGCCTGTTGTTTCTTTTTAAGCGCTTCTGCTCGAGCTTTACCTGGAGCTTCTGCTAACTCTTTAAGCTTACGTTCAGACTCAATTCTAGCAATTTTGGCTTTTAAAGCTTTAGTCGATACTTTATCTCTATGACGATAAAGATTAATGACTTCTAGCTCTCGTTGATACTCATCAACTGGCATACTCTTTTTACGCTTTGCTACAGCTTTAGTAACCGCCGTTTGTTTGCTAGATTTACGACGTCTACCGCCTATACTACCGCGAACGGAACCAAAGATATGATGATACCACTTCTGTCCCTTTCGACCATAATGAAGTAGTACGTCATCGGATGTCTTTGTTGACATATTCTACCTCCCAACGAGCTCGAGTAAGATTTTCATCACGAGCTTCTTTTAGTGCCGTAAGGACCGATGCTTGTGGAGGGTCATAAGAAATCATGACACTTATACCGACAAACGTCTTAGCAAAAGACATATTATCAAGCCGTCGTTTTATACCTTCATCCAGATCATCGATATGTCCATAGAAAAAGTCACTCCACGTAAGATCGGGATTAGTAACAACACTACAAGTATGTCCTATACCGTTTTGTACAAGAATACCTAAGGCAGTATCGATAGCCAAACCTATCTGAGTTTTAACAACTTTGTTGGACTCGGGATCGGAATCATGTAATACACCGACGAAGTTGAGAACGTCTTCATAGATTGTGTTCATTCATTTCATCCTTACCATAGTTTTGTATCACCCGGTTTACGCTCCACCCATTCTTGATACTCCTTCTGATCGTAGTGGATTCGTTTGTGGGTATAATCAGAGACCGTGATAAGTCCGTCAGGATCGAAACAATTCTCGGTCAGATTCTCAATGTCTTCTCTCGTTAAAGGATTCATATGGTGAACAGTGATCACACCGTCAACATAAAGTCCTCTTACCCCAAGGTCCTGTCCAAGATCTCGACGAATGATTTCATTTCGACAGTTAAGCCAGGCTCTTGATTTATAGAAAGGATTAGAGATGTCTCTCGGAGCCTCGTGTTGAATACCACGAAGTCTGAGATACTCCAATCGCTCTGTATAAGATTCGAGTTTAGACATTTCTTTGTAGGACAATCTATTGCTCATAGAAAGTCCCCTCAATAACATCAGATGGTTTACCAGCATAACCTTGGAACGCTTTGTGCGCTTCCTTGAAGTCAAGTTCAGCTTGTTGGTCACTACGAATCAAATCGATACGAGCTTGTAATAGCTCTGCTTGCAGTTCAAGTTGTTTGCGCTCAAGACGAGCTTTAGGGCTTGCTTGGTTTAACCAGTATACGATCTCCGAAGCCGAAGCAGTTCCTTCCTGAAGACGCTTTTCAGATAGCTCCATCGCAAGTGCCATCATTTGCATTTCACGCTGTTCAGGCGAACGTGCAGGTTTATAGGCCCGTTGAGGAGTATCATAATTAGCAACTTCATTTGTCATAACTATTCAGCCTCTTCCTTTTGTTTCTTAGGTTTAGTAGTATCTGGCTCGATGATGTATGGACGGTTCATCACATAACCTTCTTCAGTTTTAACCCATTCAGAGCCAACTTCAAGAACAATTAGGCGTTCACCATTATCTGCCAGTCGAACAACATTGTCTTCGGACTGTTGTGGTGTCTGTCGAATGTAAACTCCAGCAGGGGCCACAACTTTGTATGTAGTTTTACTAGTTGCCACTTGACTTTTCCTTTCTTTGTTAGTGTTGACGAATCCTTTCTTGTGCTTTTGGACTCAAATAGACCGACTTTAAGTTAGTTTTACAAGCAACCAAAGTCCTGTCTAAGGTACCTATAGACTAAGACTATACGGAAAAGGAGCCAAACACGTATAGCCTCAGAAACCGATCTTAATATCGGCCTGTTAGAATCCAAAACCATTTTGAAAAAAATCGCAACGGGGGAATTTTTGATACCAGCGCCGATGCAAAGAAAGGGAGGGCTGTAATCAGACCCCCCGGGGGTATCAAATTTTTATATCATCTTCAGAGTCTTCGAGGAAAGTGAGGTCCTCCTCATAATCAGCGGGTTTAGGAACAAGCTTCAAGTTTCCAAAGATGTTTTGTTCCAGAATTGAAGAAACAGCAACTGACCAAGCATGTTCATAGTCTTCTATCGATGCAGAAGTGAGCATTGGCATTAGTGTTGCAATGTAAGACTCAAGATTGTAACCATGACTAATGTCCCACTCACGCCAAAGGTCATACTGAGTCCAAGGATCGAATGGATTGTCTTCGGTAGTTAACATGAGTAGTCTCCTTTCTTTATAGGATAGAGATAGATTAGCCTAAGCTTATAGCCATAGCTATACCTATTCCTTTTGCGGTAGGCACACAAGAACAGTAGGGTTTGAGAACCCACTAAACTATTCGTTCTTGATCTTCCCAATAGTTGTTGGACTGACCCCTAAAGTTTCAGCAACTTGAGAGATTGTGTAACCATTTGCAAGTAACGCCTTGGCTTTGTTCTTTCTAGCGTCAGTCATAACTTTGTTAGGACGTGGTGTAGCTAGTGTCTTAAGCTGGGCGTCATCCATAAAGGATACCAGTTCTTTTAGTAACGTACCCGATACAGCATTAGCCTGTACTGCATCCCATTCATCATCAGTGATTGTAACAGGGTTCCGTCCTGTACCAAGCTGGGCACGAGCCTTGTTCAGGGCTTGCTGCTTGATCCGGGAGATGTCATCCTTCTTCAAGACTTCGTCTTCAGATCGTCGAGCAATCTCAGCTTTACTTGATACTTCAGCCATACGTTGTGCTTGTCTCTCTTTGATACGATTAATCTTAACTTGATTAACTTTCTCTTTCATTGACAAGACTTCTGATGCATAGATCTTAGCAGCCTTAGGATCACGGGCTGGCATCCTGATATCCGCTGACTCAGCGTCTACCCGTTTCTTATATGCCTTTAATTCATTTACGTAGTCCGCATAATGATGCTCCGTTTTTGTAGCGTTAGGCCCTAAGAATATATTAGCATCCTCCACCATATTCACAAGATATGTTTCTTTTTTATTTCGCCATACCATTTTTGTTTTGCCAGTGCTTGATTTTGGATCCGGCACTTCTACACGGTACCCGTCAGTTATGACGGTTTGTTTATGGCGGGATATAATTGTGGAGGCCGATGTATATTTAGCATCCGGATTTAAATCTTTTTTAAGTGTATCTGGATCGACCACCCTATCAATTTTCCTAGTCTTAGGATTATATCTTTCCAGCTCACCGTATTTAATTCTATCGACGTGCGTCATATACCGCTTCATTAAAGCATCGATACCGTTTTCTTCAGCAGACCGCTTATAATTTAGCTTGTGCTTTTCCGCATCAATAACTACCATCGAATGTTTTACGGCACGCGCAATCTCACTCGTTGGTGCACCCTGCAATGTCATATCCGTAATGAGGTTAGAAACGACCCCCATCAAAGTTTGCTGGTATTTCTTTTCGATAGGCTTAAATGTTCCCGGCTTATCTTGATACATATTAGGATCAAAGTTAGCCAGCTCTTTTAAGCTGTTAGCTGTCTTAAACTTCCCTTTATTATTAGGAATAAGATATGCTGTATCCCCATCAAAGTCAGCCCCTGACATTTTAGCAGCGACCTTAGGGTGGATACCCACAGCATCAGGACTGTTCTTAGATATCATTTTACGAGCGACACTGTTATTATTTACAGTGAGCTCAGGCATTTCAAATCGACCCCCATGAGGATATCGAACAAGAACCACA